CTGGTGAACCTGTAATGCCTACTGGCGTTCAGTTTGAAGGTGTTAAATTCTATGAATCTACCAACTTCCCAACCAAGAATATTACTGCTAGCTTTACTGATTCTCCTGCTTATACTTCCCAGGAAGTAGCCCAAGGTTTCTTCTTTGGTCCTCAAGCAGTAGGCGTTGGTGTAGGCGGTCCTAATGCTCAAGTTCTCATTAACAATAATGATGACTTCAGCCGCTTTATCATTCTCATCTGGCAACTGTATGCTGGTTTTGAAATCCTGAACAAGGACTTTGTTACCACTGCTTACAGCTTTGTCAGCGATGACGGCGTTCTTTGATACAATAAATAAAACAACAAGGAGAAATAAATGACTTATTTGACTTCCAAAAAGATCTACCCTGGTAACTGGGTAGAAGCTCTTAATGGCTGGTACAAAAACTTTGACTCCACTGGTGCCGGTGGAACTGCAGATGTGTCTAAGGCTGGCCCTACATCTGTTCTAGCTATTCCTGGCTATCGTTACTTTCAGCAACGTGGTTATGTTCCTATAACCTGGGTGTCTGGTGATTCTGCTACTTATGGTCGAACCATGAGTGTTATCATCCCATCTCCTTACAGGCAAGATGATACCCGTACTGATATTACCGGAATGGTAATCAGTGGTAATTCTGTCCAACCAGGCTATGTTTACCGCGCTGCAATCTCCGTTGGTTCTGGCTGGGGAGACAATCGTGTTGCTTCTGGTGTTTATAACACTACCGGTAACGTAATTGCGTTTGGGCGTGATAGCTCTGGCCCAGTTGCTGCTTCTGGTGAAGCAGTTGCTGCTGCTGTACTATCTTCTACTGTTTCAGGTGAAGGTGCCGGTACGGTTTATTTTGCAGGTGGTAGCCAAGGTTTTGGTTCAGTTCCTGTATTTATTGGACCTGCATCTGGCCTACAAGTTACAACTGGTTCAGGTTTTGTAAACAGTGGTGCTGTATACAAACAGGTCACCTCTTCTGAAACCTATAAGGTATACTCTAAAGCTAGTGGTAACGCCACTGCTGTTTCAGGCGGTGTGTACATCTCCGCAGCAGACAAAAATGCTGGTTTAACCGGCTATCTGTTTGTGGAAATTTGCTACCTGGTTCCTGATAACGCCCCTAATTACAACGATCTAGAATCTTATCTTGATAATCGGACCGTCAGTTCGACTTAATTAGGGTAAACTAATACCAGAACACCTGGTACCCATGCTTTATCAACACACCAAAACCGGCGCTCGGATTAAAGTTATTAGTGAATGGGATAATGGCGAATGGTTCATGGTCGAAGACCAGGACGGTCGCCTTTATACCGTTTACAAGACTGAAATCAAGCCGGATGAGTCCGCTAATAAAACGGTTAAGACTCTACAGGTAAAAGATAAAGCAGCAAAGGAAACACCCCGTGCGTTTCCCCCGGATCATCGCTTAAATATTAATTCAGCAACCGCTCAAATGATTGCTGATCATATTAAAGGGATTGGTCTCAAGACAGCACGTGAGATTAAAGACATACAGATGAGTCTTTCTGGTGAAAAGTTCAGTAATCTAGATCAGTTAAAACAGATTAAACGTGTTGATTGGGACTCTGTATTTGCTGCTGATCTGGTACGTGTGTGATGTAAGCCCTGCTTCGGCGGGGCTTCTTCATTTTAGAATTGAAATAAAGTAGTAAAATGACAAATTCAGGTGGTAAATTTTTAATAGGTAATCTTGGTAGTACAGGGAAAGCCACTGGTCCGCATATCCATACCTTTATTAAAGATCGAAAAACAGGAGCTTTACTCGATCCTGATACTATTAAAACTCCTTTTACTGGTGTTCAGATAGGAGAGAAAAGAATACCTTTAGTTAGACGTAATGATGCAGGTGGCCTTGAGTGGAATCCAGAGGCAGGATTAACAATTACTTCAAGATTTGGAAAAAGGGGCGCACCTACTGCAGGAGCATCAACGTACCACCAGGGAATAGATTTTGCTGGTGCCGCTGGAACCCCTGTTTATTATCAAGGATATGGTAAAGCGTTACCTATACCAGCAGCAGGTGGATATGGTAATTTAATGACGTTTAAAACAGCAGATGATAAATATGAATTAGGTTTTGGACATATGAATAAACTAGGACCAGAAGCACAGGTATATCCATCTAATTTAAATTCAAAGCCAACTGCACCTGTATTACCAGCATCTGATTTTGCTATTTATAACCAGGGACAACAAGCAGGACAAGGGTTAGGTGCCTTAGCAACATTAAGTTTTATGAGTAAATTATTAGGGGATGCAAAAAGCAGTAGGGATAGTTCCAGTGGTTTGTATAGTAGTTTAATAGGATCTTTATTAAAACCTGAACAAAATACAACTACTGATTTCTTGATGAACTATATGATGAATAATCCTTATGAAGTATAAGGTTGATTTATTACACCTATAATAAAAGAATGATGGTAACAAGAAGTGCAGCTATCTGATTTTGATAAAAGTAGAGTAAGGTATCATCTAGGGTATTTTACTGTTTCTATTCCAGCGGGAGACTACGCTCGTCTAGAAGAAGCATTGAATACTGTACCAGATTCTTATTTCTACAATAAGATCACTATTCAGATTGGGCGTTGTGATACAGCTGAAAAGAAAACTGAAGTTGCAACATCTCCTTCCACAAGGATTGAAAGCATCCTTGGAGACGTAGACCGTACTATCCGATCTTCTAATGCAAAAGAAGCCCTTAAAGTATGGGATGAAATATACTTGTATGAAACAAATCGGCTAGCAATGATTCTTTATGTACCAAATTATAAAGATCCATTCCAAGCACGTTATCGTTATGAACGTTCAGGTGCTGAATATATTCAAGCATTACCTGGACCCGCTGATACTGCCGTAGGTAGTAATCTTTATCTTTACGTAAACCATAGGTAATAGCATGAATCCATTTCAAAAGTTATTGCAAAGTATTTCAGGATCAGGTATTCAACGTGCCGCAGGACTCATTGACACCTTAGGTGCACCTAGTGCCGCAGGACTCATTGACACCTTAGGTGCACCTATACAAAGGTCCGTAGGAAACATTAGGGATATCCTTGAGAAAGCTCGCCCTAACTCTAAAGGTCAACAACAGCTCTCAAAGTTAATAGAAAGACCTATAAATTTTTCCCGTAGTCTAAGTCCTTTAGTTATAAAAACTAAGTTTGAGGATCCTGTGCAACGATTCTTGCAAGAATATGGGAATAAACTTCCCCCTGGTGTTACTGATACTGCAGCTTCATTAAAGCCAACCTCAGCACCAACCGCTTTTCCTTTTGATGATCCCTTAACTCTTTTAAAAGGACAGGCACGTTATGCACAACGGCAGATACAAGGGGGAATTGGACAGGTTGGTAACCTTTACAAAAAGCTTCCAACAGCTATAAATCCATTTGCAACCCGAACACCTACAACACGATTAGGAAAAGCAGGTAGTATTTTTAATCCTTTTAACCCTGTTAACGCTGCTGGTTATGTGGGTGCTGCAGTGCTTGATGCTGCTATGCCAGATAACACAAAACGAGACAATGAATCTTATAACCTTGGACTTCTTACACTTGCCCCTGGCATCCCTGGTAAGATGGCAGCACTAGGTTTATTGGGAACTACAGTTAATGCTTTTGACGAAGATGCTTTAATTAGACAATTAAACGCTTCAGACCGTATAGGTAAAAATTATACAGTAAATGGGATTCAATACGATTACGAAACAGGACGTCCAGTAAATCCACGCTATAGACAGTCTTCTGATAGATCAGCTGCTCCCCCTGTTGACTCAGGATTCACGCAAGCAGGCACTCTAAACACTGGTATAGGATCACCAGATCAACGACGTATAATAGAAGAACGTAATTATCAAACTCAATTAAGTAATGCTAAACAACAATATGCCACACCTGATCCTATGTCTTCAGACTTTCAAGGATATCCAAATGAATTAGCTGCTCAGTATGGCTTAGAACAATCCTACGGACAAGAATTAAAACAAGCTGGAACCTTAGTACCCCAGTTACAAGAAGCAGGAGCAGGAGCTGGTATGACACCTGAAAACTTTGCAGCCTGGGCTAAAGCTAATCCAGGACTTGCTGTACGTTTACTAAGTCAAGGACAAAGAAACTAAAATGGCACCTAACATTAATAATCAATTTGGTATCCCAAGAGATGTTTTTAAAAACATACTCCGGGTAGCAACACTAGAAGCAAGAGATCCAAAAACAGGAGCTAGCCCTGGCACTGTGGCTTCGATGATTAATCGTTATCACAGCCCTAGTTATGGAAGTAATGTGAATAAATGGTTGATTCCAGGTCAATATGCCGTAATGGAAAAACCTGATTTCAGTAGAACAGATCCTTCAAAAGCTGTTTCTTATTACAATTCACCTGCGGGGCAACAAGAACTTTTAAAAACAGGACAAGCCCTCCGTGGAGCAACTGATTTTCGATCTACGTCTTATTTAAAAGATACAGGTAATTTATTTAAATATCAAGATAATTTAATTCCTACAATGATTGGAGGGGTGCGTAAGTATTTAACACCTAAAGACTTACAAAGAACAGGAGCTAAACCAGATTACAGTGAAAATACTTTTTTTAATGAAACTAAAGGACCAGCACCAGTAAAATGGTGGGAGAAATATAGTGATCAATCAGTAGCTCCTACTTCAGCACCTCCGGTTCAAACAGCAATAGGTGTAAACCCAGCTGATGTACAATCAAAAGTATTAGCAGGTAATCTATTCGGAGGGATAACATTAGAAAATCTTATGAAACAAGAAATACAAGAAGAATTTTTAACTAGTTTGATTCAACCAGAAGAAGATAAAACCAATTTATTTGCTCAACTTTTAAATCAAACTAGACCATATTACAGTTGAATAAGCTAGAATTTAAATACGAAGAATTAAGGTAAGGAACTTGTCATCTACTTCCACGAATAAACAACCTCTGTTTATTGATCGTCCTTTATTTGATACAGTTCGTGTAACGACACAGACAGTTGGTAGTGCAGGTTCTAATACATTAGAAGTTCAAGGGGGACAAGCTCCTTCTATTCTTGTTGATGTAGATGCTGCTCTTAGTGACGATACAAATAATGGTGTTGTTATAGACTCTATTACAATTACTCGCAGTGATTTTTATCGTTCTGCGGACTACACTCTGAGTGCAAGTACATCAGGTACGGTTGTTTCAATTGCAAGTGGTCAAATTGTTAAT